TTGGTTCAGCTGTACAGGCTTGGAATGCTATTCTAGACTCTATCTCTGTTGCTGCAGTTAATGGTTTTATCACTAGGACTGCTGCTGGAGTTGTTGCAACTAGAGTAATCACAGGGACAGCTGCTGAGGTCACAGTCATCAATGGTGATGGTGTCGCTGGCAACCCTACTCTCTCCCTCCCAGCCGCTATGACTATGACAGGGAAGACCCTCACGGGTGGTACCTACGCCTCTGGTACATTTAGTGGTACTTGGTCAGGTGCTCTCGCTACAGCTGCTGCTACGATCACTGGTGGTACTATAACAGGTATCACAGATATCGCTATAGCTGATGGTGGTACTGGTGCTTCTACTGCTGCTGCTGCAAGAACTAACTTAGGTCTTGGTACTATTGCTACTCAGGATGCTGATGCTGTAAATATCACTGGTGGGACTATAACAGGTGCTACTTTTGGTGGTACTCTTTCTTCTTCGAGTGTTGCTATTACTGGTGGTACGATTACTGGAATCACTGATCTTGCAGTTGCAGATGGTGGTACAGGTGCTTCTACAGCAGCCAATGCTAGGACTAATCTTGGTATCGCTGCTGTAGGTGCTTCTGGCTCTGCTGCTGACCTCTCAACTGGTACTCTACCTTCCGCTCGTCTCTCTGGTACATACGCTACCCTAACAGGTACAGGTGCTCTCGGAGCTGGTTCTATTAACTGGACTGGTCAGATTGTTACCTCTGTAGGTATTCAAGCTGGTACAACTATCGCATCCCTTGGTACAATAACTGCTTCGGCTGCAATTACTTCTGGTAGTTCTATCACTGCTAGTACTGGTTTCATACAAACTGGTGTTTTCTCAATCATGGGTCCTGCCTCCTCAGGTAATGCCTATTTGAGGCCAAATGGTATTGCTAGCGCTACTTCAGAGTTCCGTGTGAGTAATGACGGCAATGCCTATATGTCTGGCAACCTCTCAGCTTCAGGTGTTGTCTACGCTGGTGGTACTGCTGCTTATCTTAATACTGATGCAAACCTTTCTGGTTCTATTTGGACCAATTGGGGTTCTTCTTCAGCATTCCATGCTATCTCTGCTCAGATTGAAGCTCGTGGCAATGCTTACTATACTGCTGCTGTTAACCAGATTTTGCCATATATTGCTGCTCAGGGTGCTGGTAACGTAGGTACTTATGCCTTCTGTCATTTTGGTGCTCCTTCTGCTGTCCCCAACTTTGCTGCTAATGGTGCATCACTATATTATTCATGTGGTGCTGGTGATGTCTCCCAAAATGTTGGTGGTGGATCATGGCGTTGTATGGGTCATAATACTGGGACTGGTACTAATGGTGGTTTTTCCACTCTTTGGTTGAGATATGCTTAATGAGATATACAAAAGTAACTGATCCTGTTTGGAATGATAAGGATAAGGGTTCGATCACTTGTATGGTTACATTTGAACAATGGATTGACCCTCAACCCTTCCATGCTTGGATAGGTGATCCAGAACCCTATGGCAGATTAATCTACCTTGAGTGTGTCTTCGGATTACATGGAGAGATAAAAGAGAAACCACCAACTGAGATCAAAGGAATGAAGAAATGGTTGTCAGGATTAAAGAAGGTGGTACTGGGCAAGTAACTGCTCCGGGTGCTCGTATAGCTCTTGGTCTTTCTGATCAGGATATTATTGATATAGTGACCCCCTCTATTGGAGGTCCCTTCCAGCCTGAGGATAGTGATCTTACAGCCATTGCTGCTTTGACTACTACTGCCTTTGGTAGAGCCTTTCTGACACTTGTGGATGGTCCTGCTGCACTTACTTATATTGGTGCTGCTCCTGCAGGATCATACCAACCTTTGGACTCTGATCTTACAGCCATCGCTGCTCTCACAACTACCTCTTTTGGACGTTCGTTCTTGGATCGTGCGGATGCTGCTGCAGCTCGGACACTCCTAGGACTCGGTACGATGGCTACTGAGACTGCTACTAATTACCTGACTACTGCTTCTGCAGCTTCTACATATTTGACTATTGTCACTGCTGCTTCTACATATCTTCCACTTGCTGGTGGTACACTCAGTGGTGGACTAATCGGAACTACTGCTAGTTTTACTACTGGTGCTTTCTCTGGCCTTCTCACTACGAATGGTCAGATAGCTTTCCCTGCTTCCCAGAACCCTTCAGCTAACGTCAATACTCTTGATGATTACGAAGAAGGAACTTGGACACCTACTTACGTTGCTGGTTCTGGAGCTTATGGTGCAATTACTTATACAGGTACAGGCGGTTATTACACTAAGATTGGTAGTTTGGTAAATATCACTGGTAATATCGCAACCAATGCTTTCGCAATAGGAACTGCTCCGGGTACTGCTGTTGTTAATATTGGTGGAATACCATTTACTACTGCTACTGGTACCCATTATCAAGGTATGGTTTATATTGGTTCTCGTAGTGCATTTGCTGCTTCTCAAAATAACCCAGCTTCTGGGAGTATTCTTCCGAATGCTACCTTCTTAAGTCTTCATACTGTACCAGGTTCAACTCTAACAGGTGGAGGTTTTCTTACAAGCGGTATGGTTACTGGAGCAGTATCTAATCAAAATCAAATAAGATTTGCTGCTCAATATATCGCAGCTTAAGGAACAATCATGTTCGAAGAAAAACAAGAATACGATATTACAGCCAAGGCTTCAGGTCATATCGAAGTTCGTAGAGCAGATATAGTCCTTAAGGATGGTATAGAGATTGCTCGTACTTACCACAGACATGTAGTCGCTCCCGGTGATGATGTCGCTGACCAAGTACAAATAGTCAAGGACATTGCTAAAGTGGTCCAGACTGATGAAGTTAAAGAAGAAGCTGTAAGGATAGAAGATGAATTTAAATCTAGGTGATACACAAGCCATCATAGCAGAGGGCAAGAAACGAGGAGTTCTTCGGAACCAGTTGGCTTATATTCTCGCTACAGCTTATCATGAGACTGCTCACACCATGAAACCTATCAAAGAGATGGGTGGTGAGGCTTACCTCAAAGCTAAGAAATACTACCCTTGGTATGGTCGTGGTTACGTCCAGATCACTTGGGAATCTAACTATAAGCAATACGGAATCACGAATGCAGACGATGCACTTAAGCCTGAAGTTGCCATGCACGTTCTGTTTGACGGGATGCTCAATGGTAAATTCACTAGTAGGCGCCTTGACCGCTATGTGAACCTTAAGGAGAGTAATTTCGCTTCTGCCCGGCAAGTAGTTAATAAACTCGACCAGTATGTGCTGATCGCTAGTTATGCTAAACAATACGATGCTCAACTCAAAGAGGTGGGATATGGAGAAGGTGAACCTGAGGTTGTCGTCAACGATACAGTTGATAAAGACAGTACTGCAGTAGTTCTCCTTCGGCTCATTCTCAAACTCATAACAGACTATCTAGCGAGGAAATAACATGTGGGGCCTGATCATACCATTCGTACTTAAGATCTTCACTGGGGGTTCGTTGAACACGATCCTCAACACGATCGAGAAGTATGTAGATAAACAAGAGACTAGAGATCAGCTTCAGGCTGATGTAACAAAGACATGGATCAATGCTCAGGCTAACCTACTTGTTGGACGCACTTGGTGGTTCCAACTCCTCTTCGTAATCCCTCTGGGGTTCTGGTGGTCAGCAGTTATCATGGATAGTGTATTCCAATTCTCATGGCTAGAAGTTGCTAAACTTCCTGACCCTCTGGATCAATGGGCTACATGGATGATTTCTGCTCTCTTTCTAGTTGATGGTACCAAGGCTGTGATCGGGAGACTTACAAAATGAGTAATCCCGATGGCTTCTACGCCACAGGACAAGATACTCGGGATCGAGTTATTCGGGTCGAAACAAAGTTAGAATCAATGGAAGCTGATATGGCTGACATTAAGAAAACTATCAATGAGATTCATGATGCATTCATGGGAGCTAAGGGAGCTAAGTGGGCCATAATGGGCTCCCTCCCTGTTCTCGGTGCCCTGTCTACATATCTCCCAGACTTGTTCAAATACATTAATAAGGGATAACCGATGGCTATCAAAACACTCAACGAAGCTCAGATCAAGCAGTTCTATTCCCAAGCGGGAAAGACAGCTTCTGCAGCCGATATACAGAAGTATCTGAATAGGCCGGAGAGTGAGCTATCAGCTGGACTCGCTGCCACCCCTGCAGCTCCTGCTGCTCAGTCAGCTGGTGCAACTACTGCTGGTGCTGCTACTCAGGTAGTTGCTGGTAATCCTACTGCCCCTAACCAGATGAACGTTGCTACGTATGCTGGTCAAGTTGCTGCTGATCCTTCACTAGCAATGAACAAAGATGATCCAGCCACTGCTGGAACTAATGAATCTACCTATTTGACGGATCAGGCTAAAACCTCCCAGATGACAGGAAACGAGGCTGGTACCAATGTCAATGGTGCTGACCCTAAATATAATGTAGATGCTGATGCCCTCAAGCAGACTGCTGCTCAGGGTACTGCAGAGACTGCCCAACAGGTCGATCCCCGTACTGCCAATACCTATGATGTCGATAAGACACAGGATAAGGTAGCTGGTGAGGATATGACTGGTGCTCAGGGCACTGTCTCTGACGAAGCAAAGATAGATGAGTCCGAAGTCCCGCAGATTGATATCAAAGGCATTGCCGATGGTACAGATGCAAACGGTGTAGGTCAAGCGCTTAGTGATCATGCTGTTCAGGATTTCGATGATGTAGACTCCCGTGCCACGGCTAAGGGTCAGCTTGAAGAACTCCAGAGTGATTTTGTGGATGCCGATGGCAACCCTAAGATCCCTAACTGGGCTCAGGCTACTGCTCGTTCGGTAGGTCGTATGACGGCCTTTACTGGAAAGTCTGGTACTGCGGCTACGGCTGCAATGGCGTCTGCCATCATGGAAGCTACTGTTCCAGTCGCAATGGCGGATGCACAGTTTTTTCAGACTCTTACCATTAAGAACCTCGACAATAAACAGTCTTCGATTATCAATAAGGCTAATGTCCTTTCCAAGATGGAGAGTGATAACCTTGACGCTCGTATGACTGCTGTAGTTGAGAACTCTAAGAACTTTATGGCTATGGACCTCGCTAACCTCAGCAATGAGCAGCAAGCTGCAGTCATCAACAATCAGAACAGAGTCCAGTCTATCCTAGAAGATAGCAAGGCTGAGAATGCTAAGCGTCTCTTCACTGCTGACTCTCAGAATGATATGGATAAGTTCTACGATCAGTTGAACTCCTCGATCGACATGTACAACACTACCCAGACCAATGGTATGACTCAGTTCAACACTGGTCAGACGAATGATATGGCTAAGTACAATGCTGATATGGAGAACAATCGTGAACAGTTCTACAAATCTATGCAGTTCCAGATTGATACATCTAATGCCAAATGGCGTCAGACTGTAACTCTTCAGGAAGATAGTCAGTCCTTCGAGGCTGCTGCTACTGATGTGAAGAACATGATTGGTATCTCTACTGAACAGCTCAATCGTCTGTGGGATCGCTCTGATTCCCTTCTCGACTACACATGGAAGTCTGCAGAGTCACAACTAGATCGTGATGCTGCTATCTCTATCAAGAAACTAGATGCCAAGCTCGCCTCTAAGGCTGCTGATGAAAAGGGTTTTGGAGAGCTTATGGGCACTCTAGGTTCCTCAATTATAGGATCGATATTTAAATGACCTTTGAAGAAACTGTTGATCAAGTTATTAAAAAGTACTGGCAGGGTAAGTCTGGCAAAGCTATGCAAGAAGTATCTAAGTTCAAGTATAACAAGAAATACTTCGACAGGTTCGAAGAGAGTGAATTTGGATCTAAAATCGATTGGCTTAATCAGGGAGAACCACGTTAATGGCTATTGGTGTTATGGACTCCCCAATCCCGGGAGAAAACTTTACTTCAGATACGAAGAACTACCCGTGGCACCGTCCCCCACAGTTCACTAACATGAACGAGGCTTTCGAGTACGTTGTAGAGCAGATCTCCGAAGAGGATGTATCTAGCTCTATGATGACTATGCTCGAGATTGGTGTTCCTGTTTCTCGTCTGGTTGATATGCTTCTCACTGCTGGTATTGGTGGTGGTAAGTTCACAGTGGACTATGCCCTTCTTATGGCTGGTCCTCTAAGTCACGTTGTTTGCCTTATGGCACGTAGGATGGATATTGATGTCGACCTAGGTGTTATGAAGAAGAACAAGATGCCTACTAAGGCTTTCTTTAATGCTCTCGATAGAGACAAACGTGCAGTGAACGAAGATGAAGCTGGGCAAGTTGGTGGTGATATTGCTGGTGCTATGGGTCTTGGTGGAGCTGCTCCTAGCGCTCCTCCGGAACAAGCTCCGAGTGAACCAGCGCCTTCTGGACTTATGGGCGCATCCCCTGCACCTGCAGCCCCGGCCCCAGCGGCTCCTGCACCTGCTCCCGCACCAGAAGTACCGGGTGCTCCGGCTCCTGAAGAAGAGGTAATGTAATATGGGTTTCATGGCTGGCTTCGGCCCTGCCTTCGCTGAAGGTGTAAAAAAGAATGATGAACTACGTGAACAGCGTAAGGATGATGCCTTCAAGCTGACCTTCTCTGAATTCTCCAAGGCTCGTGAACAACGATCCAAGGATCAGAAAGAAGATCAGTTGGCTGTTCGTAAAGCTAAAGCCTATGCAGCTGAGAAAAACCCAGAAGCATGGCCTGAAATATACAAATGGGTTAAAGCTGATCTCTCAGATGCTGAGATTGAAAAGCGTATGCAAGGGACCTTCGAAGTTGGTACAGGAATCAAGAAGCCTGTAGAGACTGCTAAGACCCCTACAGCCCCTGTAGCTGGTTCCGCTTCGGCCAATCCATCTGCAGCTGCTCCTGTTGACCCTACAGCTGCTGCCCCAGATCAAGGTTCTAATGCTGCTCCAGTCGATGCTGCAGCTGAACAGACACAGGCTCTCGGTATCGCTGGACCTACTGCTAAGGCTCCTGATCCTACAATGGTTCAGGAAGATCCAGAAGCAGGACAGACAAATAATAAACTACTGACTGGTCTATCTGGTAAGAAGTTCGGTACTCGTCCTAAGGCTGCTCCTCAGGATACTATGGTCGCTGGACCTGAAGCTACTGAACAACCTCAGGCTCCCCAAGCTGCCCCTCAGGCAGCCCCACAAGCTGCTCCTTCGAGTGGTGGTGCTATGGACTTCATGCGTGATACCTTTGGTAATGGTGGTGGTGTTCAGTCTCGTGCTAACGCTATCTCTACAGCTAAAGACTCAATCGGTCAGGGCCTTGGTCTTTCCCGAGAAGAAGTTGATGAAGCTTTCAATCCTTATGTATCTCCTGATGCTGGTCAGTCCACAGATATTCGTTGGACTCCCGCTAAGGCTCAAGCTGAACCTGACAAGATTAATACCTTGGAAGAAGCACAGATTGAACTTGATAGTGCCAAGGCTTCTAATGATCCTGAGCGTATCGCTATTGCTGAACGTCGTACTAACTCAATTATCCAAGCTGGCAAGATCAAAGCTGAACAGACTGCTGCTTCGCAAGGCCTCACAGCTGAAGGTACTTATGTCAACGTCTTCGGTGACCCGGGACCTGATGGTAAACCTACTTGGAAGGGTACTGTTAAAGTAACTGAGAATGCTGATGGACAACTTGTTGACATCGAAGGTAATCCAGTAGATACTAACAGAATCCGTAAGATGGATAAGCGTGAGTGGACAGAGCGTGATAATCTGCAGAAAGCTGCTGGTAAGGAAGTACAGGAATATCGTACTGCTCTTGACAACCATGTTGGTTTTGTCAGTGGTGTAGGTGCCCTTGATAAGACTTATAGAGAGAACCCAGAGGCACTTCAGAAGTATTCTACAATGGCTGCTTCAGCTGCACAAGATGTTGCAAACGAAGTTACTGCTGGTTTTGATCTATTGGCTCGTTCAACAGATAGTGAGTATTCTTCTGAGTTCGCTATTGATGGACTTGAGAAACAAGCCAAAGCACTACAAGAACGTGTGAACAAAGCTGACAATCCAATCTCTAAGCAAGCTAACGCTGGTGCATTGGCTGAAACCCAGAAGGCTCTCTTGACATATCGTCTTGCAGCTACCTTGGGTCAGACAGGTCGTAACTTGGCTGAAACAGAACGTAAGATGATTGGTGCAGGTTTTGACGCTTCCAACTATCCTCAGTTCCGCATGAAGGTTGCTTCTCTTCTCAAGCAGTCCGATGATACTATTACTCGTCAGGCTGATACCGTGAAAGCTCAGACTAAGGGCTTCTACAATCAGTTCGGATATGTTCCTTATGAAGTTCAGGTAGAAACACCTAAAGAACGTCTAGCGAATGTGGATGAAAAGACAGATCCTGATTTGTACAATGGTAAGTTGGTTCTTGAAGGAAATCCTTCTCCGATCGATCCAGACGCACCTAATCCCACCCCAACTGCTACACCTGCTCCTACAGCAGCCCCTGAAGCAGCACCGGGTACTCATGATCTAACCACTCTACCCCCAGATGTTCAGACTAAAGCTATTGATATGCTTCGTAAGAAGATTGTCACTCCAGCTCAGTTTGATGCTAAGTTCGGTCAAGGTGCCGCAGTTAAAGTCCTAACAGGAGGTTAATATGGAAGAAGAAAAGAATCCGCTAGACGACCTGCTAGCCACAGTTAAGCCTCAGGCCTCTGTAGCAAGCCCCTCACAAGCGGAAGCTAATCCTCTTGATGATATCCTACCTCCAGCCCCTCAAGCCTCTGTAGCACCCCCTGCAGAGGCTCCTGTGGCCCCTCAGACACATGCTCAAGGTAGGACTGAGGACATTGTAGATGAATCAGGTAACTTTACTTCAGTTCCTGTTTCTGATCAGTACGAAGCTCCTGCAGTTACAAGCACTGCTCCTCCCGAAGGAGAGGTTGCTGATTTACCTGATCCAGAGGGTATCTTTGAAGGTCTAGATTTTGACAGTCAAAAGAAGCTCTATGGTGCTTATGCAAAGCATCCTAAGTCACAGCAGACCGAGAATGGTCTTGTGTATGATGGTAAAAGGGTAGAACCTCCTACAAAGTCAGGTGGCCAAATGGCTACTGATATCGTAACGGAAGCTGGAAGCAATGCTTCTGGTGTAGGTAAGGGTGTTATTAATGCTGGTACTAACGTAGTTGAACTAGGTCTTGCTGGAGCTGATAAGCTCAATGAACTTGAAGGTCGTGGTCAGTCTACTTTGGCTAAAGACTTCCGTACAGCTGTTCCTGAATTCAAAGGTAAAGATGCTACACAACAGTTCTTTGTTGACATTGGTGAAATGGGTGCTGGTGCCATTGGTGGTATTGGCATTGCTTCTAAGGTAAACCAAGTTGCTAATCTCGGGAAGATTGCTCGTGCTGCTACTACCTTTATTGGTGGTAACGTTGGTCCCGGGCTAACCCAGAGTGCAGACAACCCACTGCTCATGACAGGAGAGAATTCTCTTTCTGAGAAACTCATCGGTAAGTCACTCCCTGCTTTGGGTACTGACAAAGATGGTACTTACAGTGACAACCTACTTCGTAAGAGGTTTGATCTTGTTACTGATTCCATCGGAACTGGTGCTGTAGCTGGTGTAGCTGCATCTGGTGCAGGTAAGCTTGGTAAGCTGGTCATGGGTGCAACTATCGATAAGATTAAGAACTTCGTATCTCTTGACCTCCGTCAAAAGAATATGGTTCTTGACTTCCTTGATACTGTTGCAGGTATTGATCCAGAGAAACAACTTACTGCTGCTGAGAAAGCCCCTCTTCGCCAGAAAGCATTGGAGATGCTTGATGATGAAACTCGATTTAAACTAGAGTCTGGTAATGTAGACCTTGGTGATATCGATGTCAATCGTCGTACTGTCCATGCTGCTGATCGTTCAGGTATTTCTCCAGAAGCTCTTACTCAGATCCAAGATATGGAAGGTTCTGTTCGTCAGAAGTCCCTTGGACCACTTGATAGAGCTGATGCCCAAGTCGGTGATGCCCTTCATGAGGGTACTGAGACTATGCTAAAGAATGAAGGTGGAAATGTTGTTGAAGGTGTTCCCGAGAATATTAATAAAGCTCGTGACACTGTACAGACTGAAGCTCGTAATGAATCTACACCTTTCCATGAGACTGCTAATGAAGCAGAACAAATGGCTACTGGTTCTCAACAAGCACTAGAAGCGGATATCAAGACTAACAAAGTTATTGGTGATCGTGCTACTGAACTAGAGAATGCTGGTCCCGAAGCTCTCCAGAAGGAGTTCGCTACTAGGGATACTAATATTACTAAGATTGATAAAGAGTTTAAAGCTAAGGCTGCTACTCTCGATGCAGAACTAGAGAAACGTACTGAGGCTATACCAGAAGGTCTAGGGATGAATAATCCTAATGAGATTTTGGCTAAGACTCAAGAGCTAGCTGATTCTGGTATAGTCTCTAAGAAGTTCCTCCAGAAAGTCACAGATGCTACATCTCAAGGCCCTGCTGGGCTTAAGTCTATTGATTACAAGAAGCTGACTGCCGCAATCAAACAGCTCAAGTATGAGAAAGACAAAGCCTTCCAGAATCCTAATGTCAATGCTGTCGGAGATCTTCAAGATCTAGACGAGTTGATAAAGGTTAATACCCCTAAAGATGAGAGTATCAATAACTGGAATAACTTCTATGAGAATGATTGGGCTCCTGTACAGAGGTCTGACGTAACTGGTGATCTCAGGACTATCTCAAAAGATAATCGTCTGAGCCCAGCTAAGGAAGCTGCTGGACGTAAGGAGACTATCTCCAAGGCTACTGAACAACCTGATTTGACGAAGCAGATGGCTGATGTACTAGCCAATCCTAAGACGGGTTCTGGTTCTTCTCAACACCTACTTGATGCTACCCTAGCCGATGATGTCACTGATGAAGTGGCTACTCACATTGCTAATGGTGGTGTACTCTCTGAGATCTCTGCAGACAAACTTTCTGCTGGACTCAAGAAGCGTATGGCTCAGATCAATGCTACGAACCCAGAGATGGGTAAGGAACTTACTACTCTGTTCAAGCGTATCAAAGATGGCCAGATCGACATTAAGAAGTTTGGTGAAGAGGCTAAGGTTGCTCGTAAAGCTCAAGAAGATGCTGATCTAGAAATCTTTGGGAATAACTTCAAGGACTTCTTTGAAGGTGGTGGTACTGGTAAGCCTTACAAGAATACTGAGGATGCTCTAAAGGCATTCGATGATGTTCTCGATAAGGGACAGTCCAGTAAGCTGAAGAACGTAGTCAATGCAGTCAATCGCTCAGGTGATGAGTCTGCTAAACGTGGTCTTCGGGCTGCTTACATCCGTAAGTTCCGTGAACGTCTCTTCGACAAGACTAAGCGTCAGAAGGGTGCTACTAAAGGAGGCCTAGCCTCTGACCGTCCTGCCCTTAAATCTAATGAGACTGCTACCTTCGCTGAAGGTGATGATCTCTATCAGGCTGGTCTAGAAATCTTCAAGGATGAGCCCCAAGCTCTAGAGTTCATTGCTGGACTCACGAAGGAAGCTTCTGATGCTTCTAAGTTGGCTACCAACACAGGTGCTGAATTAGCTGCTGCTAACAAGGCTTCTAAGGCTGGTTCTATCCAAGGTGTAGGTCGTCTGATCACATGGACGTTGGGTGTCTTGAACCCTGCTGCTACTCGTGCTAAGACTATCACTTCTGCTGCTATTGATGCTATGGATCCTGAAGACAAGCTTAGGATCTTCTCTGAGTACATTCTCAGTGATGCTTCTAACTTCTCTAAAGAAGCTAAGAAGTATATGGCTAAGGACGCTGGTGCTGCATCTCCTGAGATGAAGGCTTTCCTCCGAAAGTCTATGGTTAAAGCTGGGATCAGAGCACCTATGAGTGATGATAAAGACTACACAAAGACTCAGAAGAAAAATCTTATGAGTAAATAAAGAAAAAGCCCCCAACGGACCCGTGAGGATCTGAAGGGGGCTTTTTGTATTTATACTCTAATTCTACTCTTACCAATACATAAACACTTAATTGGTGTGTGATCAAAGTTATCTTTAAACCACTGCATAGCTTCATCACGAGTTAAGGCTTTAGGGGCCCAACTGTAAGATTCTCCATAATATGAGTTATCCTCAGTAGAGTACTCAAAGAGCCATTTATCACATTCTATTACATTAGGCAGCTGCATTCGCTTCTCTCCAAGCCGCTAGTTCTGGGCTGTCTTGTCCCCACGCGGAATCCTCAACGATAGTCATCGGACGATCATCAATCCATACGTCAACGACAATACCGAGAGCTTCAAGGAAGGGTTTCTTCGCTTTGCCATCTGTGAAATAAACAGGGATGATCTTCTTGAGTTCATCGATGAGCGGGTGCGCATCATGTACTTCATGCCTGTAGGTGGCAAGGATGATCGTATGCCCGTGTTGGACACTGAGTGAAATGAATTCTTCCCACATCCGGGGGTCCAAGGTATACGTTGCATCAAAGTCAAGAGCTATACGCATTGAGAATTTCCTTTACAAGGTCATTAAGAATCTCTTCAAACTGTTCAGGGGTGTATCCTCGTTGATCTTTAATCATCAAGGAAAGTTTTTTAGTGATACTTTCTAGTGCAATCATGAATTTACTAACTCCTGTAATGTGATATAGTCATCTACGAAACGACCAAGGATAAAGAATTCTTCTCCAGTGGAAGAATGGTGTATTGCTAACTTCTCATAAACTCGATCGTGCCAAGCCATGAGTTCTTCATGTGACATATCTAGTTCAGTCATAACAATCTCCTTCTTCTCCACTTAGGTGTCGAATAAACCAAGTACAATCATCTCGGAGCCTTTGATAACCTTTACGCTCTTCATCTCCAAGATCTTCCCGTGACAGGATAGTATCTATTCGATTGATCGTATCAACGTAGCCATCAGTTAATTCTCCACCACTAATCATAGGACACCATGGTGGTAATCCTTAAGGCGTTGAATAGTCTTGTTCTTAGAGAGTTTCATCTTCTTGAAATAGAAGCTAGCATCACCTGCTGTGATTTCCCATAGGTTCTGAATACCTTTGTATTTCATAAAGAAACCCCAACGAGCATTCAGATATTCCTCAGCCATTGCCAGAAATACATACTCAGGAATGTGAATCTTAATTCCTTCATGGTCAGCCGTTCCGGGACCATCCCAATCTAGATAGATAAAATCTTCATCTTTTTCATCTAGACTGACACTGAAAGGAGTCTTTGAAAAAGCACTTGGATTAGCTGCTTCTCCTTTAATTTCTTTACGGTGTTCCTGATTAAAATTAACCATTACTTACTCCGATCATCTTCACCTACTCCACGCTCTTCATAAGCGATTAGGAATGCAATGCAACATCCAGCATGCCAGAGATGGGAGAACTTAGTCTCTTCATCCAGCTCACCGAAAAGGAAGGACTGAGTGGTTGGACCTTTGCCACCCCACCAAGCCCAGAGATGGCGCATAAGAGCACCAAAGACTCGACCCCACTTCATACCTAGTTCCCAATTCCGATCAGCATACTTAACTGCACCGAAGGTTAGGATCTGAGCTACAGCGAACAAGAGTTCAGGAGGGAGGAGATCCATACGAACCTTCCCCTCATCCTTTTTAACACCTACTACTGGATTAGCCAATTTCTTGCACATGCTCCCATGTTTTAAATACTGCTACTGTTTTCCATGCTGTACTGTTTGGGAGGCGCTCAGAGACATAGAGTGCTCCAGCCAATTCGCTAGATTGTATCCCACCACTAACATACATTTGATTGGGACTATAACCAGCTCCTACACGGAATGACATAAGTTCTTCACTCTCAAAGAAATAAGAGCTACCATCTGATACTACTTCAATCTTTTTCATAAATTTCTTCCTCTTGATAAATTACACTAGCTTGCCATACGAAATTAACATAACGTACATCCCCATCCAGAGCAGTACCACATGTCAGTTCCTTATGAACCCATGACCATGCATCGTCTGGATGAAAGAATGTCTTGATTACTACATACTCTGAATTAAGGGAAATACCCATTGTTATTCCTTTAGGTTAAGTCTACAACTTCACAGCCATCTCCAGAACAAGCATAGCTCTGTGATCCTGCTGTTTTATCTTCATCTTCAAATGCACTCAAAAGATTCCAATCAATAGGATCATGGATATCACGCATACGAAGCTCGTACTCATCTTGATCTATTTCTTGATATGGCGCTTGACGATACGAATGGTCTGTATATGGAAGAAAGGAGACACCAGAGATAGATTCAAAGTTTTCATATACCCAACCACCCACCAGTGGCCATTCTCGTTCTTTAACGGATACAGTGATACTCGGCTTATGCTCACACCAATACTCTTGGTATGTCTTCCATAACTCCAAGTGATCAAGGGCAGACAAATGAACCCTAGTTGTTGCTCCCTCAGGAGCTCGTATTGGGAAACTAAAGACCGTAGTTTTGTCTGGTTTAGTGACATCAGGTTCATTCTTGACTCCTGCTAGTTTCATGAATTGTGTGAGTGGATCACCGTTATCACAACGCACAGTCCTAATGTAATAATCACTGTGGCGTGGATGAATACCAGAAGCACTATCGACGAGCTGAGAGACAGTCCCTGAAGGCTTAACACAAGTAATAGCAGTAGATTGAGGAATGCCCAAACCCTCAGCGTAGGACTTATTGACATTGATAGCCTCTTCTTTCAGTGTTAGGAGGATTTTGACAAGGTTGAGATCATTTGTTCCCATTGCTGCATTGTCAAGTATCCCAGTAAGGGACACTCCGAGGAGTCTCTCTTCTTCAGTATTTTTAGTCCAGTCTTTTCGAAGATATGGGAAGAAAGTAAGTGTGGACTGCAGAGTTCCAAGGATAGTAGCAAGTCGTACCTTTCTGCAAAGAGATTCCACTGTGTCTGTTGCCCTGACAACAACTTCCGATAGGTTACAGAATTGTTTTGATCTAAGTATGATTTCACTACAGGGGTTGGTTCCGAACTCATAGTTAGGATTCCTTCGTCCATTTTTCTTTACTTGCTTGACTGACGCGACACGGTTAAAGATACCCCTTTCCCCAGATTTAGACTCATAGAGACTAGTCCATTCTCTAAGAAAGGCTCCCGTATCTGGAGTTTCAGTAAAGGCAATAGAGTTGTTAGCCAGTGCTCGGTATCCAAAATCTTCCCACCAGTTTCCACTTTTAGCTCTCCTCATTCTATCATCTGTTAGATTACTTAAGCTGATCATCGCAGACCGACGAACACCTCCAACGACAACGACTTCTCCAATTTTACACAATATGTCATGTGCTTCAATACTGGATAACCGTCGTCCCATCGCTGCTTTGAAGATTGCGATCGTAAACTTAAATAGGTCTTCCAAAGGTGCAGGACCTGAAGCTCTTCCTCCGAACGTCTTGAGTCTTGACCCTGCAGGACGTATCCGGGAGACATCCCATTTGGGTATTTCCCCCGAATATAGTAGAGCCAAGAGTTGTCGGAATGATTTAGCCCAACCTTCCTTCGAATCTCTGACAACGATTGTTGTTTCGCTTGCAAACATCTTTTCCGGAATTTCGGGTAGTTTAGAGATGAACTGCCTTTCAACACTGAACCCTACTCCTGTTCCACATAGAAGGATAAACATAGCCTCGTCAAAGGCCTTAGGATCATCGATAGCGACGTAGGCACAATTGTATCCTGCTGTATTGTCTCGTGCAAGTGCTGGCCCCGCAGTCATTAGAGCTCTCATAGAGCCCATGATTTCAAAGTTATAGATTGCATCCCATAGCTCTCTATAAGTGGAGTCATCTAGAATGTAATCATGTTTCTCAGCTACATGGTCACGAAGGAAACTGAGGTAGCGAGTAACTGTCTCGTCCCATGACTCACGTCGTTTCTCTTCTTCTACCCATCGGGCATAGCGTGATTTATAAATGAATTGTTCATAGTCGGTTGGGAATGGATTAATCAATTGTAACCTTTCGTGTACCTGCCATCAGCTGGATTGTCTCCTTGAGGATACGTATCTCCATCTGTAACAGATCAATCTGCTGATCTTTCTTTGCTAGCTTTAATTTAGCAATAGCTGGGGAAAATACATCATCTGTCAAGAGGCTATCTCCAATACAAGATATTCAATTTCTAGTTCTGTAAGCTTAGGATGAGGTTCTTCCAAACCCTTCTCAGTCTCAATCATATCCTTAGCTACTTTGAGCAAGGTTTCGATGAGGACTGACTCTGCTTGTTTAAATGTTTTAAAGCCATTACGTGAAGGTGGTACATACTGTTCCATCGACCAAAGATGTCCATCATGCTCGAGAGTCCACCAAGGTTTCCCACCATTATAATCCAATACAATTTGATAATGAAAATCTCGTGAGTACCCACTACCTGTGAGCTCATTGATAATAGCAATTAGTTTAAGTATTACATCATTCATAAGGTATCCATCCATTTTCGAACCAAGAGTCAGATATATGTAGATTATCTTTGAGATAGTTTATCTGTTTAAAATCCTCTCGGATCATTTTCCAGATATCATCTTTTGGAAGTCCCGCCAGCCCGGTCCCGAAGGGCGTAATCTCGAAAGCTCTGTTTGAACATAAGGCATGTTTACAGAAATCTTTCCAAAATCCATCGATGTGATAAAGAGGAAGTGTTTTAAATCCTCTGTCCTTTGTTGGGATGGCGTAAGAGTCTCCTTGGAGTCCAATTCCTTGTCCATAGATAGCACCTCTTTCTTTTAACGCAAATAGAGCAGCACCCTTGCCATGTCGTCCAGCAAGGTTACTTCCGAATACGAAGACTTTATCATTCATATTCTATGACCTCGATCATTGCATTTTTAGCTCTTTTAACCATATCAGCTGTACCTGAACCACCGGGGAAAGCAATCACTAGGTCAGGTCTACCTTCATCAATCATACGTTGATTACGAAGATGACCAGCCTTTTTCCCCCAGACATTCCAATCAGCTTTATATTCTTCGTAAGGAACTCCAGCCTCTATAGCCCACATGAACGCATGATAATCAGCACCTCTAGCTCCTCCTTCAATAATCATTGAAATTGGAGTTTTATCGTGAATCCCCCAAAGGACCGCACAAGCTCGTTCGTAGTCCCGATAGTCACGTCCACCACATACGAGAATTCTCATGCAAATTTCTCCTGACGATCTTTGTACCATTCTACGAAATCATCGAACCCACCAATAAGGCTCATCCCACGATCCCATTCTTCGTAATCGAAATAGATGACAGGAACAGTTCTCATACCTGAATTAGAGAGAGCATATTTAAGTTGTTCAGA